TCGCAAGCAATGAATCAAAAAGGTAAGGTAGGTCTAATATAATGGCAGGTGCATTTCCAACAACAACTAAGCCGAGAGTTTTTAATTTCGCTTCTAACAGACCCAATACAACAGCTTATACCCTTAGTGGTAAAAGGTCAGTGAAACAGTTTGCAGCTCAATATTTTAGCTTCAGCGTACAAATGCCACCCTTACAGCAATCTGATTTTATGTCAATCTATGCTTTTCTAACGAAACAACAAGGCAGCTTTCAAACTTTTACCTTTGAATATCCATTAGACAATCAAGGTGCAGATAAAGGACAAACCGATATTCTAGTTAATGGAGCTGTGGCTTTAGGTTCTAACTCTATTGCAATGGATGGTTTTACAAATTCAACTACAGGTGTATTAAAAGCTGGGGATCTAATTAAGTTCGCAAGTGATAACAAAGTTTATATGGTCACAGCCGATGCAAATTCCAATGGTAGTGGTGAAGCTACTATAACTATTGAACCACCATTACAAGTAGCAGCATCAGACAATGCAGCAGTCACAGTCAACAAACCATCATTTAGAGTAGCTCTGATGCAAGACGATCTGTTGTATTCAACAGATGCAGCAGGCTTCTTTACCTTATCATTCGATGTTAGAGAGGTCTTATAATGGCAAGGACTTTAAGTTCTAACATACAAACACAGATAGCAGCAGAGGGCATAAGGGTTGTGCATTTGCTAAAGTTAGAAACATCAACAGCAATCAAAGCGACCAACCATGTAAAAGACCTAACTTTTGGCAGTGATACCTACCAAGCTGGCGGTGAATTTTTAGGTGTTGAAGCTGTGCAAGAAACAGGTAATTTAGAATATACCAATGTTAATGTCAGTTTGAACAATGTGTCTGTTACTGTCAGAAACATATTTACCGCAGGCAATTATATCAACAAAGCTGCTACAGTTTTTGTGGCTTTCTTAGATACCGATGAAACCATCATTGATGCTTATGAATTTTTTAAAGGTACGATTACAGCTTGCAACATAGATGAGAGTAAAACAGGTTTTTCTGTCAATATAGAATTAGCATCGCATTTCAAAAATTGGGATATCAAAAAAGGTAGAAGATATACCCAAGCATCGCAAGAAGATTTTATAACACGCAATTCATTAAGCACTGACAAAGGTTTAGAGTTTGCCCATCAAGCTAGCAAAGATGTGAGGTGGAATAGATAATGTTTAATAAATGGTCGAAGCTAAAAAGTTATTTGACTAACAATATATTTGGTAGTGGTGTCCCTACGGGTGGTGGCGGTACTGGCAATCCTGTTTTCGATATCTTTGTAACTGTTGGTAGAGCTGTATTTAATTTCTTGTCGAGACCTGCTGTACAGCTTACTTTATTTGTTGCTTCAGGCGTTTATTCGCACATCAAAACACAAGAACTCAAAAAGACTGGACAAGAAATCTTATTAACTAAGTTTGGTACTGGCGATGGTATGCCAGTTATCTACGGAACACGTAGAGTAGCAGGCACAGTTGTCTATATGGGAACGTCAGAATTTCAAAAAGAATTGTTCGTTGTTTATGCGATAGCGGGACATGAGATCGATAGTTTTGATCTCGAAACCATACAGATAGATGGTAACCCAATCAGCAACGTACAAATTTATCGTGATGGTTTTGTCGCATCTGATGGCACAACTAGAATTACATCATCAGGGGGACGTGGCACAAAAGCCAGTGGTAATTTCTTTGGTTCGACATCAACCGAGATAAGTAACATCTTAGCGGGGACAAATCCCCCAGATAGACCTCGTATGGTTTTCAACTGTCATACTGGCTCAACAACACAAGCAGCAGACCCAATGCTAGTTGGCTGTTTACAGAATTTTACAACAGATCACAAACTAACCAACATTGCCTATATCGCTTGCAACTTCGAATACGATATCAGAGGGCAGTTTACTGGTCTGCCTAATGTCTCAGTTGTTGTTAATGGTAAAAAACTCTATGACCCAAGAGCAGATGGCTCTATATCAGGTGGCACAGGTACACACCGATCTAATGATGTCTCAACACACGCTTTTTCAGCTAATCCAGCTTTGTGTTTGTTAGATTACATGACTAATGACGATTATGGTAAGGGGTTAGACCCAACAGAAACTACAGGCGATATCGATTTAGGATCTTTCCAGACAGCAGCAACCGCTTGTGACGTATCTACAGATACCATTACGCATAACAGTATCGTAGTAGAACAAGCTAGCACTTCAACAGATATCGTGCGAATAGCTAATGCTAATGAAGCAGATTACAATAAATTTAAGGTAGCAAGCACATTCACAGTCAGTGATGGCGTAACAACATACATCAACAATAAAAGATTAGTAGATAAAGATTATCGTGTGCTTGATGATTCGGGTAGTGCGGGTGTGCCTTTCTTAGAATTAAAGTTTGAAGATGGTGCTGTCGATACTGCTATTACCACTAACACGACTTGTACTTTTACAGAAACACAGGTTAAATTCGACTGTCATGGTGTCATAGATACACAAGAATCTGTCTTAGAAAATACAAAAGCTCTTGTCGCTAATATGCGAGGTATTTTCACTTATAGCAATGGACAATATGCTATTAGGGTCGAAGGTGCTGAAAGTTCGGTTGTAACATTAGATGAAGATGATATTTTTGATTCTGGTCTAAACTTATCACTAGAAAACAAGGAAGCTAAATACAACAAGGTTGAAGCTGAATTCTATAATGCCCAGAAACGCTACGAAACCGACACAACTTACTACACAGGTGAAACTAGTGATGACTTCTTAACAGAAGATGGCAACGAAATATTAGAAACAAGGATACAGTTACCTTTCTGTACTAATCAAAGAATAGCTTACAATCATGCTAAAGCATTACTAAAAAGGTCAAGATCCCAGAAAACTGTTTCTTTTGTTGCAACACCGAAAGTCCTCAAAGCTAAAGTTGGTGAAGTAATTACTATCACTAGCTCGAATATGGGGCTATCTAGTCAACTATTCAGAATCACTAACATGGTGATAAACCCAGATTTGAATATCGAAGTGACTGCGATTGAGTATCAATCTGACATCTATGGTTATGTTACACCGCCAGACGAGAGTATTGGTATCATTGATGATCCTGTCGATGGGCAAAGAGTAGAGCCTGTTACAGCTTTAACCTTCACAAACAAAAACTCAACTACAGGTGAGCCAGCCAAACTCACTTGGACAGATTCAACTAAATATCCGAGCTATGAGTTTAGAGTACAGATCGTTGATTCTGGTGGTAAAACTAGGTATGACAGAAGGGTACAAGAAACTACTTTTTATCTCGATGGCATAACTATTGACACAGGTTACACAGCTAAAGTATCTGCTATTAATACGTTAGGCATTGAATCAGCTACTACAGAAATAAATGTTAACGTCACCACAGCACCAATCACTACAGTCGATATTGGGCAAGGATCTATCGGTGGCTTCAGTTTTGATGCGACTAAGATGTATCATGGTACAGGAACATTCAACAACACCAACACAGCAGTTTACTTCGACAATACAGGGCAGTTTTCCTTAAAAGATAAATTGTCATGGAATGGCACAACCCTGAACATCTCAGGTAACTTAACAGTAGAAAACACCATCACAGCAGATAAGATCATCTTAGATGGTCAAGCTCTAAATACTTTGATGTCATCTACTGGTGCTGGTGCAACTACGATTGCCGAACTAACTGTCTCTAATGATTGTTTCTTAGAAGGTGGTTTTTCTATATCTGCTAGTCACGATGGTTTGTTTGCTGATAATTCTAAAGCCACCTTTGGTGCTGGTTCAGACCTACAGATATATCATGACAGCAACAATAGTTATATTAATGAGGTTGGAACTGGTGATTTAATCATTAAAGGTGGTAATGACATCCTTTTCCAAGATGCTGTTGGCAATACTTTAGCCAACATGAATCAATCAAATAGTGTTGAGCTTTATTTTGGCGGTAGTAAAAAGTTTGAGACAACTAGTGCTGGTATTGATGTAACAGGCAATGCCACAATCTCAGGCGATCTGACAGTCAATGGCACAACCACCACACTGAACACTGCCACCCTAGATGTAGAAGATAAAAACATAACCCTTAACTATTCCACAGGCGATTCTTCAGCAAGTGCCAATGGAGCAGGTATCACCATCCAAGATGCAGTCAATTCAACCACAGATGCTACTTTCACATGGAACGCAACAGACGATAATTTTGAACTTTCACATGGTTTAGATTTTGGTGATAGTGCAAAAATAAGACTAGGTACAGGTAATGATTTACAAATATATCATGATGCAACAGATTCATATATTACAAATGCTACAGGTAACTTAGAAATAAGAAATAATACTAATGATGGAGATATTAATTTTAGGTCTGATAATGGGTCGGGTGGTTTAACTACTTATTTCGCAATAGATGGCGGTGGCGAGTACAACAGATTTTATAAAAATGCTTACTTTACTGATAATGTCAAAGCTCTATTTGGCAGTAGTTCAGACCTACAAATCTACCACAA